TCTTTAGCTCGTATTTCATTCACTGATAAGAACCCTGCATTTCTGCCGAGATTATAAGCTTCATAACGAGCTTTGATATTTGCACGAAGCAACCCAGAGACATCTATTCTTGCGAATTGATTTCTTGGGAGCAACATTGTCAGTGCAGTTTCCACTCGGTTGATATAGGGGAGAAGAGTCAGTTCATAAAAGATTCTGTTCTGCTCCTCGATACTAGATCCGAGCTTCGTTGTTTCCGACAGATCACCGATCAAATATGCTGGGACTCTAAAAAGTCCACAGATCTCAGATTTAGTGTATTTCCTAGATTGTAGGAACTGCATCTGTTCGTGATCGAGAGCAAGTGGTTTCCAAGTGCTTCCCTCTGTCAAAATTCCAATATTATGAGCTTTGTTAGATCCTTGATGCTTTCTGTTAAAAGATTGCTTAAAGATTCTTAATTGCTCTTCAGTAGGAGTTGAGTTCATCTCTATAACGCCAGAGAGGACAGCTCCATTCTTAAAAAATGTTCCAGCAAACTCATCTTGAGCTAATGCTGATCCAATTGCTTCTGATCCAGCTTCAATTGGCGACAATCCATAGTCTGATCCTTGTTCAAAGTTCTTAATATGAACAATCTCACCAGATGGATTTAAAACTGTGTATCTTGTGAACTTTTCTTTGCCGTTGTATGTGTAGATCGCTTTTCCATTTTTTCTTTCGATCATCACATCATCTGGATGCAAGTTATATAAAGAACTAGGGAATCCATTGCGATCTCTTGAGGTGATTAACCAATAAGAGTTTCCATAAAGGCACAATGAATTGATTGTTCTGTGCATCCAAGTGAAAAGATCAGTTTCGGCATTAGGCATTCCATTAACTTGATCTAAAAATATTGGAGGGGCAGTAGGTTCACGATAATCTTGTGTTTTTCTATATGTTTTCACTGGCATTGTGGCAATAGAGTCACTGATCAGCGATACACACGAATAAACTGTTGAACTCTGTATTGCAGATGATGGATCAACTGCTTTTCCAGAGCTTGTTTTTGTTTTGTCTTCTAATCCCAGATTGAACAATGAAGCATCAATATCTCTGGTTTCGACATTTGGTCTAAAAAATTCTAATAATCTCATATTCTCTCAAAATCAAACAGCAGAGCGATTGCAATTAAGCCAAGTCCAACAACAAGCAGTCCCACTTGTGTTGAAACTAAAAATGCCGAGACAGACACGCTTATGAATCCCACGCTGAAAACGATTAAATTATTTAACATCTCTAATCCTCTTATAAACTTATAAATTCTGGAGCTTTGCTTTCTGGTTCTGGATCTTCTCTTCTTAGATCTGACCATCTATCAAAAACCATTATTGAAGCAATAGCCAAGTCAATCTTTCTTGCAGATGACTTGTTTAACTTTGTGACAAGAGTTCCTTGTGGAGTCTCTTTAGGCACACAGTTGATTAAATGTTGAAATAGATCAAAATCACCATCGTGAGAGAGATCTTTTTCTAATACAGCTGTATAAAACCTTGAGGTTGCCTCTGCCATTCTTTTTCGATAGTTTCCCTCAAAATAAAGGATCATATCTTCGCCATAGCGATCTTCTAGCTCGGCAAGTTCCGAGTGAAACCCCATCGGATCAACAACGAACTCAACCACTTCATAATCTTTGAATATCTTGTGGATTCTTGCGATGACTTCATCTCTAGGTATTTTCCAAAGTTTGTTTTCAGTGACTGGTCTTTCCCAGTGACCAAGAACTTCCAAGTGTGGTCGTTCCTCTTCAAACGATAATCCGACCAGAGCTGTGGAGTCTCTTGAGTATGATCCATCAAAACCCAGTATAATTTTTGATCCTTGTTCCAATTTTTTTTCGACATAACATTCCTCCCATACACCAGCTGGAAGCCATCTCTCAGCTGTGGATGTCCATTGATTTAAAAAGTATCTTCTGAACTCATTTTCTGGTATTTGTTGAAAAGCCCTTTCAAGCTGTTCACGATCAACCCAGTCATCAAGAGCTGGATTGCTCTGTTCCAAAGCTTTCGTTCTTTGCTTGGGATCTGCAATGTCCAAGTCTTGATCTGCTTCATAAATCTTATAATAAAAACCATCATCCTCGATTTGTTCTTCTTCAATGCTCTTTGCATATTTATACATTCGATAAGCAAGAGAGTTCTCAACTCCTGCTGTTGTTATGTTGATCCCAATGGTGTTTGTTCTTTTTCTTAGACCATTCTGGATCACTAAGTGAGCTTTTTCTTTATTGCCGATCATTTCGTGGATCTCATCAAAGATTCCAAAAGGAGCTGGTCTTAAACCATCGTTTCCACCTCCAACAGTGGGAACTCTTAAGATATAACCATTCGGATTGTCTTTAAGTATGATCTTTCTTTCTTGTAGTTCAACAAAGTGTCTGAGTTCACCATTTTGAATCATTGCTTTAGCACTACCAAAGACAAGATCAGCTTGATCATAACTAGATGCAACCACTGGAATGATTGGACTAGGATTTCCAGATCCGAGCAAACCATAAACAGCTAATGCTCCAGCAATTTCGGTTTTGCCATTTGATTTAGGAGTTGAAATATAAGCTGTGTGATGCTTATATGATCCATCTTCTCTTAGTTCAAAAAGTTCTCTAAGCATTACTTTCTGCCATTCTCTTAAAACGAATGGTTTTCCTAAATAATCACCAGAGGAGTGAACACAATATTTTTCTATAAATTTAATGACTCTGTTTCCCTCTGTTTTCATTTAAACTCCACACATACCCTCACACTCATCATCGAACAGTGAATATTGAACATCTTCTGGACTTTCTAAACTAACAACAGAAAGAGGAATCTTTTTTGAGTGCAAATATTGTTCGCTTTTTGAATCGTTTTTTTTAAAATTCGTTAAACCAACACTTGTGCTGTTTTCATCTCTTAGCCAATTATCAAATTCAACAGCGTATTTCCATTCTTTTGGATAGTTGTCTTTAATTCTCTTCCATTCCTTATTGCTATGATATGGGCAAACAATACAAGCAGATCGTGGGGGATTGCCATAATCTGTATGTTTAAAAAAGTGTTGGCAATCTGATCTTGAAATATCATTTTCAATTAATGGATAACAATTGACAGACCATTTGTTTGGAGGTGTTTTTGCTCTTTGAATTTCATCAATAGAAATTCCCATAATCATTTCAACAGCTTTATTTCTTAAAGTTTTAACACCTAGTTCATCTCTAATGCGAGAGTGTATAGGTTTAATCTTATATTCAAAAGTGCAAGTTCTACGACCAAACCCAGCAGAGCCATCTTCTTTTTTAATGTGTGTTGGGATTAGTGCATATCTTCCAGAATCAGCTTTGTAGTCATCAATTATGTTGCCAGTGTTTTGATTATTTCTGACAACTTCAATTTCAAACTTTGAGCCAACAAGCTTTTTCAAGTGATCAAGCCACTCATAAACTTCTTTCGGTTCATTCCCTGTGTCAGCAAACAAAATCAAGTCAGCTGGGGCAATCTCTTCCTCAAACATCTTTAAAAGCACATAAGAGCTTTGAACTCCTGCTCCTAAAGATAAAACTCTTAAATCTAAATCTTTTTCAAGTGTTTTGGGATCACCAAGTTTAAGTTCTTTTATATAATTCATTTGCAAAGTTCCAATATTTCTTCACAGAGTTGATCTGGAACTTTAGACCTATTAAAGTCTCCAACAATTCCTTGAGTTCCTGTTCTTGAACCTCTTGGAGCTGATTCGTGACAAGGCATTCCATTTTTGCACATTCGTGGTTCAAACCCTGTCAAGTTATGCCACAAGTCAGTTGGTTTCATTCTTGAATCTCCATATTTGCAATAGGAAACTTGATCACGATGAAACTCACTTAATAAATCAAGCTTTCTTAATATCCCTCTCGGATTTTCTATAATAAAATAAGTTGGATCAAGTTCTTTTATAAGATCTCTTGTCTTTTCGACAATTTGAATTCCAACTTTAGAAGCTTCAGTCTTAGGACTTCTGTTTCCTTTTTCATCTGGTGCAAACCAATGTGTCCCACAACTAGCAATCGAAAATGTTGTGCAAGGTGGTGAAGCCCAAATAATGTCTGGTTGAAATGGAAAGTCTTTTGCTTCTAGGTCTAAGATATCAGCAACTAGATCTATCCCATCAAAAGGTTCAAAATCTGTTGTGAATGTTTCATATCCATAATCTTTTGCAACATTTGAAAAAGAACAAGATCCAGCAAATAATTCAATGACTTTCATTTTTATCCTCCTAACAAGGACAATGAAATTGTCCAGATTCTTCACAATATGAGTCCGATATGTCAGACCAAATTAATTCACTCATTCCTCTTCGAGT